AATCTTGTAGGTTGTTGTGTTCTACGTGCAACAGGTAAAGGAGCAGATTGTTGTTGTTCAACTAATGCTTGTCCTTCTCCATATGCTTGACCAGGAATACGTCTTATAGGTTGTGTCTTACTACCTGCTCCTCCATCTGTACGTGCAGATAATGCACCTGGTCCACTTACTGCTGCAGGTTTACTTGGTTCTCTATAACCACCTCTAGAACGTTTCTTCGCCATAACCCTCCATTATTACTATATAAATTCCTGGATATGGATTAATAATTTCGTATGCTTGGTCAAAATTAATAATTTGTGTATCTCCATATTCCTTATTAATTAAATTCCAAAACTCTGCTTCAACATATTCTTGGTCCATTATATAAGTCCAAATGCTTCCTGAATACTTGGTGCTTGTTGTGGTAACGCCTGTGCCATTTGTTGTTGTTGTATCATAGCCATTTGTTCAGGTGTTAACTGTGGTTCTTCAGGAGTATAAAATTGTTTTAATACTTCTGTCATAGCATTAGGATTTTCATAAATTGCTATTACTGCCATAGTTGCAGCAGCATCTCCTTGTGCTGACCTAGAAAGTACACTATCAAACAAAACAGTTTCTGCTTTGTTTTTACGTATACGTTCTTGTACTTTTGCAATATTTTCTAAACCATCAATGTTATCTTGTAAAGTTTCTACGTCTATAACACCTGCTTGTAGTAATTGCAAACCAGTTACAATTTTTTGTGGTTCATCAAATCCTGCCATAACACCATAAATACGTCTTGTCTTATGGTCACCACCAATATCACTCATTGGTTTATAGTTTTCAGAAAATGCTGTTCCATTAAAGTAACCTGCCATAGGTTTACTTTCTGCACCAGTTTCAAGTGTAATTATTTCATCTAACTCAAGTCGTTTACTATCCATTTCAGAAATACCAACTTTTATTATTTCTCTATATTCATTAATCATTAATGACATAGATGAGTTAAGTTCTGCTAATCCTGCTCCTGTAGCAATACTTGCAGGTGACTGTGCGTCATCAGTAACTGGATAACCACCTACTAATCTAAGTTGACGTTCTAATCTATCTACTTGTTGAAATAATTGATAAGGAATGTTATTTGCAGGTTTACTTACTTGTGTACCTGGTGCTAAATAGTTAACAGCAAATCTACCTTTACGGTATTGTCCACTTTCTAATTCACCTGAAATATTTGTTTCTGTGAATACAGCATCTTCCATAGCTATAGCTGACATAATATTTATTTTTGCCATCATAGCCATAAGACCTATAGTGTGGTCATATTGACCTTTGAGTTCATCAAAACTAAATCTTTTCATAAACACAAATGGAACTGTGCTTAGTGGATTAGGTATATAGTCAAATAATTGTCTTGTTTCAGGATAAACAATGTAAGTACCTGTAATATCATAGTACTCAATTATGTCTACACCTTGACCAGTATTATCTTCCCAATCTGCTCTTTGTACATTTCCTCTGTCATAACCAATAAGAGAAGTACTTGCATTTCCAACTGAACCTGTTTTTTTCTTTTCATTTGGTTTTAAAATTATGTTTTTATATTCAGGATAAATTTGTGCAAGTTTCCATCTAGGTACACTTCTAAGTATTGCTAACTCTTGTGGTTTTTGGTCAGGACCAAAGTTTCCAGGAAATGTATCATATGGGTCACGAAGTTCTGCTGTAGGATAAATAAATCCATTCTTATCTAATTTACTTGTTAATATCCAAGCACAATAACCATAACCAGGTAACCACCTAGCAGCTTGTGCTAATTGTAAATTTAATCTTTGTTTTTCATCATAAGATGCAACAATACGTTCTAATTTTTCTGCTCTAAGTCTTGCACGTTCACTATCGTTATTATTTAAAATATCTACTCGTACCTGTGGTACACCTGATATTTTTTGTGCAAGTCTATCAATACCTGATTGTAAAAGGTTTGGTGCAGGTAACAAATCAGCATCTGCTGTATCCATTTGATTACCTAACAATGCACGAATACCATCAGCTCCACCATTTAAGATTGCACGTATTCTATATTTATTTAATTGTCTTGTATCACTAGGAGTACCTGCAACTAATTCTTGTGCTGCGTCAATAACTTCCTGTGCAGATTTTCTATTTAAATCTATTGCCATGGTGCATCATTCATCTCTGTTATATTATAACCACTAAAACTTGGATTGTAGTCCATTCCTACCTCTGCTAAGTGTTCTTTCTGAACACGTCTAAATACTCTCATTGGAAACCATGCTGCCATAACAATGTCAGTTTTATGCTTGTTCCTACTAGAAACAGGTTTACCATCAAAGTACACTAATTGTCTTTTATAACTATCTATTTTAGCTTGACTTTCAGAATTGCCATAAGGTAAATGAATTTTATTTGCTTCAAACAATTCAGACATTGCACCTACACCATATAGTGGGTCGTGTTTATTTTTGCCTGTTAAGTGTCCTTGTAGTAATATTCCTGTTCTTAATACAAATTCTTTTATATTATCGTCTTGCCTAATTGCAGTTTGAAATCCGTTTTCTTCAATAATCCAATGTGATAAATCATATTTATGCCACCAATCACTAATTATTTGTGCAGCAGCTCTAACACCACCACCTTGTTGATTATCTATATCTATACAATAAAGTTCTGAGTTCCAAGTATCTATACCCCATAATACAGCAGCTTGATAACCACTAGCTGAAGGGTCAAGTCCTGCAACAAGTTGTAATTGTTTTGGAATATGTCCTACAACTAAATCTGTTCTCTTACAACTGTCTATTGCATCAGGATTAAATATTTGTGTACCTTGAACATATGCTTGATTGAAATAAACCATTTCAAATATTTGTCTACCACCTGTTGTTTCAGCAGCTTTCATTCTTGATAGTAACCATTTATAAGTTCTCTTACCTGCCCATAACATACAGTCTTGATGTTCTTCTTCTGCACTTTCAGGTAAATCACATTCTAAATCATGTGCTGTTTCTACAATACTTTCAAAACTATCGTTATTTAATAAATGATGATATAAGTCATCAGGGTGCTGTCTTGAACCAATTACTACCACAGCAGTATGTTCCTCTTTTCTTGATGACAAAGTTGTAGTCCACCATTGCCTTGTATTTTCTCTAGCACCAGGTTGCATAGTTGTTTGATGGTCTTCAATGTCGTCAGCAATAATTATGTCACAGTCACGTGATAGAATTTTACCACCTTTACCTACAGCAACCATAGTTGGTGATTTAATACCAGGAACTGTTCTTGTACCTACAGTAAATTGATTAGAAGCCCACATTTTTCCTGAACGGTTATCAGGTTTAAAATTCTTTCCAGGTTCACAGAAATCTTCTTGTAATCTTTCATTACTTTCTAATTGGTCTAGTACAGCAGATACAGCATTCTTTGCAATATCTTCATTACCACCAACCCACATAATTCTTACGTTAGGGTTTTTACATATTTGATAAACAGCAAAGTGTATTAACAATTCTGTTTTACCATGACGAGGTGGTGACAAGATTAATAATTCATCTCCATGTTCTATAGCATGAATAATTTTATTTATCCAGTCAGTATGAAAGTTTGCAGTATCATACTTCTCTCCTGTTTCAGTAGCAAAGTATTTATTCCTAAAAGCAGAAAAGCTCTCAAGTGCTGCTTGTGCTTCATCAGGAACTTGCCAACCTTCTGCATCTAACTTATTCTGTAAATCTATTTGATAAGCAGCGTTCATCTTAGAGATAGTTGCTATTGGACAACCAATTACTTCTGCTGCTTTAGTTGCAGTTAATTCACTATTCATAACTTTATCAGCTAAACCACTAGAAACATACTCTTGATAATGTTTACCTTTCATTGGAGTTAACGCTGAATACTTACTGTTAATAGGTTTATCTTGTTTTTTATTATGTCTATATTCTTTCATATACTGTCTACGCTGACATTGAGTAGAACAATACTTAGATTTGTTTTCTGGTAAACGTTTTCTACAGTTAGTAGCGTGGCATATCTTCTTAGACATATTTTCCTATCTTTTTTGTAAAGATTTGTGTAATGATTATTATATGGTATAGTAGTAGAAATTACAAACATTGGGAACAAGTAATTAATTACAAGTGAAGTGGCAATCGGGGTGCCGAAAGCTCAGGACTGGTAACACAGTACAGCAGAAACACAAACTGAGTACTCAAGGATTAAAGAAAACTCTCAATCATAAACTCTTTTTTTATATAGCCCGTTATGTCCAAAAAGACTTCCAACCCTTATCGTTACTATGTTTTACTAGAATATTTTTTTCTACTTACATATATACAGGTAGGGGTACGCAGATTAACACCTGTAGGTCATACGCATGTGTGTGTACACGTGTATGCCCGTACCCGTACACATAATGTGTGGGTAGGCATGTGCATGTGTTCGTGTGTGTGTACATGACACGAGATATGGGGGTATGGTTTTTAAATACTACTATATGTAGTAGTATGAAGTTCTTTGCAACTGATTGAAACTCTTACACTATTCTTATAGAATAGAAAGTAGCCCGATACACAAGATATTGTGGTTTCCCAATGAGCCACTAGATGTAGTGGTTATTGCCGAGAGGTAATAGTATTTAACCCCTTACTTTAGTAAGGGGATTAAATACATTAATCCGTGTGTGAAAGGTTGAAAAAATGGCTGAAATCAAGCAAAAAGATATGTTCCTCGCATGTGGGTGCAACAATCGTGTAGACGAGGGCGTAAACAACACAGT